TCGTACCATGCGCTCCACATCAAAGGATGTTTGAGCAACAAAGCGACGGCTAAATACAGTCGTAGCTGCTACTGTATGTGGCGTAAGCTGTACTTGGTCCAGAACTAGGTTGCTCTTTGTTGGCGCCGCGCCTTCTCCTACCCATTGCGCGGTTGCGCTTGAGCTAATGCGCGGAATAGGAATAGTACCGGATAGACCAGATAGTACGGTAGTACCTACGCTTTGAAGTACCAGATTGCTACGCAAAATGTCAATCAGGCTTTTTGTCAGATGATTACTTTCAATCACCGGAGATGTGGTCGTGTCCACGTCGCGGTACTCCATTACATCAGACGGTACGAAGAAGCCTTGCGCGCGTTTGCCTGTTTTTTCCTCTACTGCACGGCTCGCACGTTGTTCAAGTCCGGCATTTGTCCAGTCATTAGAAGCGGCTGCAAGAATAGCCGAAGATAGACTGTAATCGCGTAGCTCCTTATCTTCCATGCCGATGCTACCGCTATCATCTGTAGGTGCAGATGAGCGGAACCCATTTACGGCTTCATAATTGTCAATCTTCGTGCGCAGTTCGCCAGTTTCGGCAAGCAACTTGTCAAAATCTGCTTGTGAGAATTCCGTTTCCTTCTCAAGCATTTTCTCCATGGCCGCGGTGTTATCTGTCACACGTTGGCGCAGTTCTAAAATATTAAAACTCATTTTTTGTTCCTGTTGTTTTTGGATTGTGCGAGCGTAACAGTTCTAGGTACCGCTTGATACCTGTTGCCGTTTTGCTATCACAATCTATATATGATACCGCGCTCGCGGTTGTTAACTATTTAGTTTGACCTTCTCTAGACCTACGCGGTTACGCGCTCGCTGTAGGGCGGCTGACCGTTCATTGTCCGGTTCGGTCGGTTCGGTCGGTTCGGTCGGTTCGGTCGGTTCGGTCTCTGGATTGAGTAGTTCGTCAGGTATCTTTACCTCTTGACCACTTGACCGGATATCGCCCGAATCATAGAAGGGAAAACTTACAGGCGATATCTCATACAATGTCATGGCATTGATTGTCCGGTGTGGCTTGCCTGACCGATTTTCCCATGTGTCGGACGTTACATCGAACCCAAAGGACATCCCCGTCACATCACCGCGCCGTATGGCTTCGGTCTCGCGCGTTGCCGTTTCGGGCAGTTCGCAATCAAAATCTATGCCTGTACTAGTTTTCACTGCCTTTAATGTACCGGATCGCGTAGAACCTAGTACATTTTTGCTATCATGCTGCCAAAACATGTATAGATTATCCGCAAAACTGACCGCGCCCGCTTTCACTTCTTCGGTAAAGCGTTCATCTCCTGACACGCTGTTGTACTCTATGGCAGTACCGCGCGCTGTGTACCCATTGCCAGAACTGGATAACTCTACCCTTGTGGGGACGCTTCTGATTTCGTAGTTTCTCATTTTTTCCTTATGGCGTCACGATACAGTCACAACCATCATGTAGTGGACCGTGACTGATATTATGACTAACTTTAAGCTCATTTTCTCCAGATTCAACCTTTGAACCTTTGCTTAAGAACGCTTCGCCTATTTTAGCCCTTTTGCCGTTCATTTTCTGGCAAAACTCGCAGCTATCGCCACGCGCACGCCAGTACAAATACTCAACGCCAGCTATGGAATACCCTATCGTTAGCGCAGCGTTTGTTACCCTGCGACCGTGACGCTGTGCTGCTGTGGGCGGCAAGGTCTCTTTACGCTCTTGAATGGTCTCTAACAGTACAGCATCAACTGTTTTCTCCTCGTCCACTGCTGGATCGGAAAGTAATTCTATGGCCGAATCGGACCATGCCGCCGTTAGGGAAGTAATGTATGCTATCACAAAAGCATCCGCGCGTGCTGTGGACTCTGTGAGGATTTCAGATTCGGCTATGTCAATGCCTTTCTGTACTGTTGAGGGTACAGATAACTCTAAAATGCTCTCAATCTGCCTTACCAGATTGCCCGGCGCGGTCTCTGTGAAATATAGATTAAGCCACTCGCTGAAACTCTCAAAGTCCAGTTCTCCAGATTTGGATAAGGATTTTACCTTGCCTGCTATGTCATTAGATTCTATATTTACTGCACGCGTAAAGGCAGGCAACAGCGCGGCGATTAGCTTGTCAGCGCTCGCTCTGACCTGTGCAGCGTATTTGTAGGTGTTGCGGTATTCCTTGGCAGGCTTTGTGTCGCGCGCGTCTGTACTGTCCGGTGCAGTCGGCTTTTTGGTCTCCACTGGACTGTAACCGACGAGATTTTCGATACTGTGCAGATTGAGCGGTACCAGATACACGTCACCATTTTCTATGGACGGTAAATTCTCTTTTGCCCGAACGTCATTTGGGCTTAACCACCCGTTTGTAATACCGCTTGCATAAAATGACTGCCTAGATTCTGTGTCGCCACGCAACAGTCCATCTAATCCGAACTCTATATGGTATGTACCGTCTCGATTACCCGGTAGCAAGTCGCGCATCATAGACTGTTCTATGCGCGACAGCCAAGGACGTATGGTGTGCATGACAAAATCTATGGACTGTTGCTCTACGTTCGAAAAAGTTGAGCGGCTTAGGTCCGCTATGATATGCGGCGGTACCCGAAACCAGCGCGCTATGTCTGTTACTTGAAACTCGCGCGTCGCTATAAATTCACTGTCACGCTTGCTTACAGATATTGTGTCGATTTCGACACCTTCTTCCAGTAAAGCGACCTTTCCGGCGTTGTCTACACCGCTATGCCGCGCCTCCCAACTGTTTATTAGACGGTTGTAGGCGTCATCTGTTAGCAAGGTAGGGTGTTTTAGTACCAGTGAGGGACTCGCGCCGTGTTTGTAGAACGCTGTATCTGCTTTTTCAGCATCCGCAGCATAATCTATTGTGGTTCGGGCAAGGTCCACAATCGACCGCCCGGTCAGTCCATCGCCTTTTGTCCGAACGTGCAGCACTTGCCAGTCTCTATACACAATCGGGTCTGTACCGTTATCTGGCTTGTAAAGGTAGATTTTTTCCTTACCCTTACGCTTCACCTCTACTTTATCGGCTGACATCGGAGTAAGTGACAGTATTTCACCGTTTCGGTTCGATTCGATAAAGCTGTAGCTGTTACCGCGCAGCAGTACAGACACAACTATGGACTCGATGAACTCAAACCGTGTCTGATCGGCATTTGGCCTGCTTGCTAACACAGAATACAATGGATTGTCGCGCGCCTTTACGCGTGATTCTCCGGTTCGTTCATACAGAAATAATGGCAGGCTCGCGACGGTTTCAGATATCGCAGTTACGCAAGCGTGTACCGCTGAAATTTGCATCGGATTAGTGCCGCTGGTCATGCCCGCTCTTAGTGCTGAAAGTGCAGCGTCTGATCGTCTTTCGGTCGGTTTCTGGTTTGTCATATTATACGTATACCGCGTGATTCGTATATGCTTTCATTTTTAGTTTCGGCTGTGTCGGCCATAGCCAAGGCCATAATCAGCGCAACAATTCCGTCAATTTTTTCAATGGAGCGTTCTTTATCCGGCTTCTTGTTGCCGGACGGGTCCATTCTAATTACTGTGTTGGCAATCATCCAGTTTAGCACAGCGTTTCCACCGTGATTTAACTTCTTGCCAAGCGTAAGCCGCTCAAGCTCTTTTGTTGGTGGTGACATAGAGGCAAACCCTTGCCCGAACTCAACAATAGGTAAACCGTTGTCTTGCATATCCAAGCGCATACGCGCCGCGCCCCAGCGGTCATATGCTATGTTTTGTATGTCGAATAGCTCTGAGTCTTTAACGATTCTGTCCAGCACAAAATCGTAATCCAGTACGTTTCCTTCGCTGGACTCAACTAATCCGTCGCGTATCCACACGTCATACGGTACCTTATCGGACCGCACCCTTTCGGCGATGGAATCCGCAGGCAACCAGAACCGCGGCAAAACTGAAAATGTACCGTCATTATTCTTGAACACAAGTACAAAAGCGGTAATGTCGCGCGTGCTAGAAAGGTCTAAGCCAGCCCAACACTTTTTGCCGTAAAAATCACGCTCATTAATAGGTTCAATATCACATGCTGACCATACCGAAGATTCGATAAAGCGCGTCTCCGATTCAGTCCATACATTAAGGTGCAGGCGCACGAACGAATTATACGATGACGGCATATTTTCCGCTTGCTTGCTAGCTGTAGATAGCTTACTGTGCAGCGCAGATATTCCGTAATTCGGATTAGCTTTTTTCCAACTTTCTATGTCGTGCGGGTCGTCGTCACTGTCGATGCTGTAAATAATGCCAAAGAAGGAATCATCGTCAGTTAATCCTGAATTGATTCTTTCTGTGTAGTCGTGCATTGCATAGCATACACTGTACCGATTGTACCCTGCCGTTGTGATTGCCATTACAAGTGGATTGACGCGCGAGCCAGTACCGGTATTCAGCACATCCCACGTGTCCCGTGTTCTGTGAGCGTGGAGTTCGTCCACAATAGCGCAGTGTATATTCAGGCCGTCCATACCGTCAGCGTCACGTCCCAACGGTACAAATGACGATGCGGTCTCTTCCACAGTGATTAAGTTGCGCCGCACGGTCACATGCTCCGACAGTTCAGGCGATTTC